GAGACAAAGGATCTGTTCCAGTTGAACTGAAAATGGATGCGTACGTGATCTGGTCGTTCGAGCACGGCGGTTGGTGGCGTCCCGGCCGCATGGGTTATACCGCCTATCTGCACCTAGCCGGGCGCTATACCAAGTACGAGGCCGAGAAGATCGTGTTCAAGGCGAACCGTTACAGTCGGACGCTGAAAGAGGTCGCGGTGCCCGAGGCCGTGGCCGGCGAGAGTCAGCCGTCCTACACCTGCCCGATCTGCGGCTGGCGCAGCTACAACCTCCACGACATCGCCGAGCGCTACTGCGGCCATTGTCACGGCTGGGACGACCGATGATATTCAGAATCCGATTCGAACAGCGCGGCGGGCACATTCACGCCCGTGTGTTTCAGACGACGGCCCCGGGGCGCACCTGGCAGAAGAACGGGGAGCTTGTGTTCGACGAGCCCCGGCTGGGAGGCGTTCGCGGCGCTCGTCCACGGGCGCATCGAGATCCTGCCAGAGGACAAGGCAGACCCAAACATGACCAAGACGCCGAATGACTCGATGGCCTTCTCGACGGACGGGCATCGCCTGCCACTGACGAGCGACGAAGTGCGCGCTAAGGTGGATGCGGCGCTGACCGACCCCGCGTGTGAATTGCTGTTTTGTGTGCTTCACGACACACGGACCGGCGACGTGCTCGCGCCCGTACTCGGGCCGCCGTCCTTGGCGACGTACGAGGCCATGCGTGACGCGCTCCGAGGCTATCGGCGCAGCCTGCGGGCGCTCGGCCTGAAGGTCTAACTCAGCGGCGCGGCAACCGCCCCCGCCCCGTCGATCCGACCAACTGAAACGTGTGAATGATCGGCGACTTGTCGTACGGGTTCTGCCCCGGCGCGAGATACGCGGCATCGGTCTGCGAGAGATAAATCCGCTGCGTCGCGGGGTCATACGCCACGCCTTGAATTTCGTTCTTCGGCGTCTCGATCGGCAGGTCGAGGCCCCACACCTGATAGGGGACCACATCCCAGGGTTGTTTGTGCCCGTCCTTCACGGCCACGAGATCGTTGGCGTCATAGGCCCACACCCAGACCTTGTAGGGATAGGCGTGACAGCCCTTGTTGTAGTCCGCGGGATCGTTGCAGTGCCCGCCGTAGCTGACGACGTCGCCGTAGCACGGGATCCCGAGCCCTTGCCGGCCGAAAAACAACACGGTGCGGCTCCCCGTCGGGAAGACGAGGCCATTGATCTTGGTCGCCATGTTGAAGACGTCGTTGACGTGATCCTGCTGCTCCCACATCCCGAGCGTCGGGTGCGCCTGGTCGTAGTACACGAGCGGCGTGGCGGCGACCGTGCCGCTCGCACTCGGCAAATGCTGCGGGTCGAACACAAACGCGCTCGGGCCGTAGGACGTGCGCGAGATGATGCTGAGACAGCCCTGCCCGGTCAGCGCCGGGCCGCCGAGCAGTGCTTGCCACTCGGGCGGGACGTGACACATCCACCCCGCGACGAAGCCCGCGCCGATCTGCCCCACGTCGAAAAAGCCGCGCAGGTCGCCCTGCTCCGACACGAGACGGTTGCTATAGCAATGCGAGAGCACGGCCTGGTTGCCGCCGTCGTAGAAAATGTAGGACGTCGCGATGATCTTGTCCCCGTAGACGAGCAGGTCGCCAATCTGGCAGGCGTCCCAATACGGCGCCCCGCCCGCGAGGAGGTTATTGCGCTGGCCCTCGCAAATGTCCACCGGGTGCTGGAGATATTCCGCGACCGGCAACGCGGCCATGTCGGCGCTCGGCGTCGGAATCGTGACCTCCGCGGTCTTCTGTTCGTAGACGTGATTATTGAGGAACAGCGAATGGTGTTGCGGGTTGAACGCGACGCCGGTCAGCGCGTAGTCAAAGCCGTAGGCGCAGCCCGGCGGCACGCCATGCGGGAGGCGGAACGCGCCGAGGTACTGGAGATTCGCGGGGCCGAGCTTGATCGCATCCGAGATGTTGCCCGGCGGGTCGATGGGCGGCTCGACCGGATCGATGGGCGGGTCAATCGGCGGATCAATCGGCGGCGTCGTGCCTTGCAGTTCGCGCGCCGCGAGCTCGATCTGGACCTGCGCCGCCTTGATCTCGTCCGCCCTCCAGTTGATGTACGAGCACTGTTCGTAGATCGTGTTCCAGAGATCGTCGGCGCTCGTGGGTTTACTCGCCATCGGGATCCTTTCCCTGCCGGCGACGCCAGGCCGCCCGCGTATAGCTCACGGTGTATTCAATCGCGCCGCAGGCCGCGCACACATGATGGACCTCGACGACGCCGTCGGCTTCGAGGGGCGCGGCTTCGACGAGGTCACCGTGAAACCCGTGGTCGCAATCGGGCGGCGGCTTCGCCGAATCGGGCTCGGGCATCGGCGTCACCAGCGATACGTGCCCGCCAGGAATGGCACCGTGACCACATTCGTGCGGCCGGCGCCTGCGGGCGGCTGCAGGTTCATCCGCCGGGTATCGCCCGTCGTGGAGAAGAACCCGATCTGCTCCCCGGCACGCGGCTGATAGCCGTGCATCGGCCCGGTCGCGTAGTAGGTGAGATTCTGCGGGATCTGACCCGGTGTGAGGATCGGCCCGAGCGTGCAGTACTCGCCGAGCGCTTCCTTGATCGGCAGGATGTACCAGATCCCGGCGATCAGTTCCGCAATCCACAACGTGTGATTGATCGGGCCGTCCCAGCCGGGCGGCACGACCCCCGGCCAGGTGTCCCGGCCCGGAAAGGCGTGCGCGTAGCCCTGCTCGGCGTGCGTCAACGTGATCGTGTCCATCCGCGCCAGGATCGGCAGGTCCGCGATCCACGGGCAGTCGGCACTGGCGACCACCGCCGCACGCAGGTCAAACGCATCGAGCCCGGTCGGCGGCTGCGGGCCCGGATCGGGCGGCGTCGGATCGGGCGGCACAGGGCCAGGTGCCGGCGCCGGGTCATAGGGGATCCACGCGCCGCTTGCGTCCTGCACGAGCACATCGAACTGCTCCCAGGCCCCGACGGCGTCGGTATTCGCCACGAGCGGCCGATCGGGCGTCGGCGTCCCGGCGACCTGGTCCTGCGCGCTGACGACTTTGTTGTTCGAGCACGAGCGCAAGGCAATTCGCATAGTGCATCCTCTCCGAATCAGGAGGCCGTTTGGTGCCGTCCGCTACACTTACCCCAATGATCACGTTTACCTTTCACGCTGAGCCCGTCACCGGGATCGGCCTCGGCCTGACCGCAGACACGGTGGCGCAGTTGCAGGCGGGCCAGCCGCAGCGCGTGTGGCTCCGGGATCTGGGCTGCACCGGCCCGCTCGGAGATGTGATGATCTGGCTCACGTATGCGCCCGACGAGGCCACGCTGCGACAGGCGATGGCGCCGCTCATCGGCGCCGACTCGTCGGGCTCGCACGTTACGTCAGCTCAAACGTGATCTGCCCCGCAAACACGTTCCCGGACCCCGCGGCCCAGGCCGCTTGCGTGGGTTTATTCAACTGGATCGATGGACCGTTCACTTGGGCGTAGCCGACGCCAAAGGCGCCGTTGTAAAACCAAAACGGATTGACGGTGGCGGAATTGGCCGATGCCAACCCGGCGGGGAGGACGATATGTAAATCTCCGGCCGGGGTGCCGCCAATCACGCCCCCGATGCTAAATGCCACCGTCATGGTTTTCCCGATCAAGGTATAGCGATACAACTGTTGATCGCCGGCCGCCACGGTCCACGTCATGCCCGAGCCCCCGGTGAAATTCGCCGCGCTGTAGGGCACCGCGATCCAGTGCCCCATCGGCGTCGTGCGGCCTTTTTCGTAGACGTCGCGGCCGATCTTGGTATCGCCTGGCCGTGTGAGCGTCAGCGCCGGCGGACCACCGGCGACGCTTAAGGCGTCGTTAAAGGCCTGCACGGTCAGCGTCTGATTCGCGTTCATCATAATGAACGTGCGGCTATCCACCGGTTGCGACGTATCAAACAAGTCCACGAGCGGCGACGCGGCCGCGACCTCCAGAATCCGCCCGGTCATGGTGATTTGCCCGCCAAAAGTCGCATTGCCCGTTCGATCCAATACCATGAGCACCGCTTGTTGCACCGACTGGGCATCGTTCAGCACATCGACCACGAACTGTCCATTGCCATTCAGCACGCGAAACACTTTGCTATCCGCGGGCCGCGACGTGTCAATCAAGACCAGTTGTGGGGTCGCCGCTTGGAGGGTTTGCGGGTTCCCGGTGAACGTGTTCGGCGCGCTCAGTGACGGCCCCTGCCCGAGCGCGCCGTCGATCTCGTCATACAGCCCCGTCTTCATCGCGTTGTTCAGCACGGTGCCGGACGTGCCGCTGCCGTCGTCGTCAATCCAGGGCGTGCGGTGAATCGTGATCGCCATCGCTAGGTCACCTCGTCGTGTATCAGCCGGAGAAATTCATCGAACGTAAAGATCGAGTTCGAGGCGATCGCATCAAACGTCGGCATGAGCGTGTTCGCGTGCGGGCGCTCGCTCACCGACTGCACGAGGAAGGCGCCGACGAGCGTAAACGGGGCGCCGAGGTTCACTTGCTGCATCCGCCCCGTCCGCATGTTCAGATCGCGCGTCGTATACCGGAGCTCCACGCGGACTTGATTTTTGGTCGCGAGTTGCGCCGTGCCCCGCGCGAGCGCCTCGCGATGCGAGAGTCGGCGATCTTGGATGTAGTCTTCAATAATGCCGTCGGTGCCGAGCAACGACGCGATCGCCGCGCGGGCCGCCAGGTCGTCGACTTGCACGAAGAGGTTGACCTCGTCGCCTTTAATCAGCGCGACGCGAATCGACCCGGTGCCGCTCGCCGGAATCCCGAGCAGCGCCGCCGCCGCGGTGACCGTCGAATTCCACGAGATCGCCGCGACGATCGCGCCGGAGCCGCTCGCCGGAATCCCCGTGAGCGTCGAGACCGAGATGCCGTGATACCGGATGATCTGATCGCCGTTCCCGATCACCGCCCAACCGCCACCGCTCTGGAACGCACCAATGTTCGCGACGGGTAAGGACGTGGAGCCCGGCGGCACTTGCACCGAGCCTGGCTGCGTCAGGCCCGAGGTATCGCTGACGGGTGGCGCCGCGCCGAGACTCGCGTCGCTCACGGCATCGAGGTAGCTCGTGGTCGTGTTGTCGCTGAGCGTCGCGAGGAGCTTGAGCGCCGAGCCATTGGCGATGGAGCGATAGAGCACGCGGGCGATCACCGCAGCGGCACCGACGGGAATGCCGCTCATCTGCACTTGATTGGCGAACGCCGTCGGCGAGGCGGGCGGCGCCGCGCCGAGACTCGCGTCGGCCAGCGTGTCGAGAAAGGTCGTCGTGGCGTTGTCGGCCACCGTGGTGAGGAGCTTGAGCGGCGAGGCATTCGCGGCCGTGCGATAGATCCGGCGGCTCGTCACCAGCGAGCCGCCGGTCGCCACGCTGCTCAGCAGGAGTTGCCTGAGCACAGCGGTATTGCTCGCGGGCGGCGCCACACCGAGGCTCGCGTTGACCACCGTGTCGACGAAGCTCGTCGTCGTGTTGTCGGTAATCGTCGCCACGAGGCGCGGCCCGGCCCCCGCCGAGCGGCGATAGAGCTTTCGAGCCGTCACGGAGGCGTCGGGACTGAGCGGCAGTGAAACGGCGACTTGTTCCGTATAGACGGGCGGCACGGTGGCGGTATTGGTGCTCGGCGGTGACCCCGCCTGATTGTTCAACCCGTTGTCGAGCACCGTCATCCCGAAATCGGCGCTCACAATGCGTTTATCCCAGGCGCCGTTCCGATTGCGATAACACTTCAGCGCCGTGGCGCCCGTCACATGGCCCGGGCACGCGGCAATCTTGCCCCCGTTCGGCACGGTCGGCCCCATCGCAATCGTGATCGTGTTCGAGATCGATCCGACCGTCGTCTCGCCGGCCGCGGTGAGATAGGTGAACCCGTAGTAGACGTGGTCGCCCACCGCGAGGTCGGAGGCATTCAAATTGACAGATTGCGCGGTGGTCGGATCGGTCGGCGGGTTCACGGTGTAGCCCGGGACCATCGACGTCGTGACCTGCCCGCCGATGGGCCCGGGCGTGGTCTCCCCGCTCGCCGTGCCGAACGTGACGGTGTAATCGTGACTCCCCGGATCGGGCCCGGTCCCCGCTTGCACGGTCGGTTGCGGCGCATCGGTCGGCGGCGGCGTGAGGCCGGTCGCAGCGGTGACGCGCGGGCCGGGCGTGGTTTCCCCGGAGGCCGTGACAAACGTCACCGCATAATCGTGACTGCCTGGATCGGGACCGCTGCCCGCTTGCGGCGCGCCGGGCACGGGCGCCGACGGTGGCGCGGCCAGGGGTCCGACCGTCAGTGCCGCCACCGGCCCCGGTAACGATTCGCCCGAGGCGGTCTTGAACGACACCGCGTAGTTATGTGCGCCCGTCTGGATACCGCTCCCCGACGCCAGCGCGACGACCGGCGCGGCCGACGGCGCGGCGCCCGGTCCGACGAGCCCGCCCGTGCCGCCGAGGATGCGCGACGTATACGTGATGCGCTGCGGCCCACTGACGACCTCCCCGCCCGCCGCCTCATACCACTCGCCCGCGGTCACCGGCAGGATCGTTTCCCCGACCGGGACATCAGCCGCGGCGTTCGAGCCGCCGCCCTCGACATACATGCGGGAAATGGTTTGCGACAGGTCGCGGGTCTTCTCAAACGCGCTCAGCGTGGGATGCACCGCGTTGATGAGCGTCGGCGGCGTGTCGGCGGTATCGACAAAGTAGAGCCGCACGACCTTGGAATAGGTGCACTGCCAGACGCCGCCGACGCGCGTCACGAGCGCCGTCAGACAGTCGGTCACGTCCTGCTCGGTGAACGTAATCTCGTCGATCGCCGCGATGGCGATGTCGGAATCGACGCGGAGCGTATAGCCGCTCGTATACGTCGCGAGCAGGTCGGCGGCAATCGCCGCGACGGTCGTGCTCGTGTAGCGCCCGCGCACCTTCTTCGTGTTCAGGCCCCACGTGTAATCGATCAGGTTCAGGTCGTGGCGGTAGTTCCGCGGCGTCTCGACGTACGACTGGCGCGTGGACAGGATCGTGCCTGCGAACTCGCGGCGCCCGTTGTTTTTCGAGCCGATCGTAACGAGCACCTCTTGCCCTTCGACCGGGATAAACCCCACGGTCGTGCACGTCGCCGTATTTGGGATCTCGTTCAATTGATCGGTAATCGTGAGCGACTCGGCGAGCACGCCTGGGCTTCCTGCCCGGCCGACGCCGTAGTGCACGCCGCCGATCGAGATAAAGACCGCGGGCGACGTGTGATTACTCCGGCTCGCGCCGCTGCGCGCGACGTTCGACAACGCATACCGCGGCAGGACCGCGCCTTGCGACACGGGATACCCCGAGCGCGTCGCCCCAGACCGGGCGAGCCCGGACCGGGCGTGCGTCAACGTCACGGCGTGCGGACTCCTTGCGAGCGGAGCTGATTCATGAGCGCATCGCCGACGGCGCTGGCAATCGCCTGCGGCGTGCCGAGCGGTTGCGTGATGGTGTTGTAGATGTTGATGCCGCCGCCGATGGCGCTGCCGAACCCGGTGCCGATCCGCGGTTGGTTATACAGTTGCGGCGCCGCCGCCGCCGAGCCCGCCATGACCGCATCGATGTTATCCGGGAGTTCGCCATGCGGCCCGAGCTGGATCATCTGGCCGTTCGGGCCGGTCAGATAGCTCTGCCCCCCGACCACTTGCGTCGTCCAGCCCGGCATCTTGACCCCGCCCGCATAACTTTGCAGTTGATCGTGGGCGTCTTTGACCTGCTTGGTGACGTCGTCGGTAATGCCCTTAATCTTGTTCGCGGCGGCGACCACATCGACGAGCAGCACGTCCGTGGCGTCTTTCATCGTCGAGTAAATCTGGTCTTGCATGGTCTGCGCTTGCTGATAGACCAGATCCGAATATTGCTTGCTCTGCTCGGCCGTCCCCTTAAAGGCTTTAACTTCGGCGTCTGCTTTCTCCCAGATTTTCATCACCTGATAGGTGGTGGTATCCATCGACTGTTTCATCTGGAAGTCCTTCAGTTCGGCGCTAACTTTCTCGATCTGCGTGATGCCCTCGGATTCGGCCTTGAACCGTTTTTGTGAGGATTCCTGGGCAAGCTTATCGAGCCCGAGGATGCCTTCCGCTCGTTGTTTCGTGGTGTCGCCTTCGATCTTGGCGAGCTCTTTCATCACCGCGCCTTGCTCTTTCATCATCGCGGTGACGGCGCGGCCTTGCGGCTCCGTGAGCCCGTAGAAGATCGCCAGATCCTTCAGCGAGGCGCCGGCTTTGATCGAATTGCTGATATCCTCGAGGATCCACGGGTTGATGTCCTCGAGGGTCTGCTGCCACGTCTTGCCCACGCTCGCGAGGTTCGCCACGGCGTCTTGATACTTTTTCTGCGCCGCGGCCGCCTTGTTGACGCCCTCTTCCTGTTCTTTAAAGAGCCGGTTGATATTGTCCAGATCGGCCGGGAGCTTCGGCGGGACGATGGGATCAGGCAACTGCATTTTCGGGGCGGTTTTCTCCACCCTGGCGGCCATGTCTTCCAGCGTTTTCGTCAGCGTCGACGCCCGATCATCGACGACGCCAAAATTGTCCATCACGAATTTCAGCGTCCCGCCCGCTGCGATCTTGAGTTGGTTCTCGAATTTGTCGATCGCCTTCTGTGCCTCGTCCAAGGAGTTGACGGTCGCCGTGGACATCTTGTCGGCACTCTCGGCGACCTGGCGAAAGTGATTCTTAATCGCCGGCAACAATTCCGCCGCGCTTTTCCCGAACAGCCGCAGGGCGACATCGCTCTGTTCCATCGGGTCGGGGATCTGGGCAATGGCATCGGCAATCGCCAGGAAGGCTTCGTCGGGCTTCAGGCTCCGGAGGTCCGTCAGTTCCAAGCCGACATCTTGCAGGGCCCCGACCGTGCTCGCCTTGCCCTCGGTCAGGTTCTTGTTCATCCGTGTGATCGCCGATCCCACGGCGTCCATCGACGACCCCCCCTGTTCGGCGGCAAACTTGAACCCTTGCACGGCCTCCGCCGAAATGCCCAGCCGTTCGCTCATGTCATGGATCTGCGCGCCCGTGTCAAACACCGATTTACCGAATGCCACGATCGCGCTGATGCCGGTCTGGATCCCGAGCGCCCCGAGCACGCCCTGCGCCGTACTCCACGCCCCGCTCAGCGTCGACGTCGCGCTCGCGGTGGCCTCCGTCTGGGCTGCAAGGGCCTGCATGTCGGTCGCGGCATGCTGGGCTGCATTGGCCAGATCCTGAATGCCGACCGGCACCCGCTGCCCGAGCGCGGTCAGTTTCTCGACCGCGTCCTGCGCCGTGCCGCCCAGCCGTTGCAGTTCGTCATACGTCAGCTTCGAGACGCCCCCGAGGTTCTCGACGGCTTGCGCGGCGATCGTCGCGGCCTGCACAATCGCCGTGCCGGAAATGGAGTTCTCCATTTTCGTGAGTTCGGCCGCGACGTTCTTGGTGTCGGCTTCAAACCCATCGAGGGCTGTGGTCGCGAGGGCGACCTGCGCCTGAAACATGGTGAAGTCGGCAGTAAAGGTGCCGGTGATCGCCATCCGTCACTCCTGCGTCTGCTGGGCTTCCGCGACCCAGGTCACGAGTTCCTCGTAGAGGTCTTGTGGCAGCGCCAGTAACTCGTCATAGGACCAGTGCATCACCTGGCAGAGATAGAAGTCGCGGCGGGCGCGTTCGCGGTAGCCGGGTCGGTTTTTTTTTCGAGCCGCTCGGCCAGCACCGTCTGCTCGTGTGCTTCGATCGCCTCGCGAATCTCGGCAAAGGACGCAGCGGTCAGCGCGTTGAGCACGTCGCCGAGTTCGTCGACGGACAGGCCGCGAATCGGCACCGGCGCCCCGGTCTCATCACAGACCGTCCAGTCGACCAGGTACGCCGTGATCAACGATAAGCCGATCTGCATCGGGTCGACCCGCAGGCCCGCGCCATTCGGGACATAGAGGCGCCCATAGTGGGCGCGGGACTGGCCGGCTGACAGTTCATAGCGCACGATCAGGCGCTCGCCGCTGGGCAGCGTGAGCGTGCGCGTGTCGCCCTTCGCAAAGGCAATCATCAGCGTTTCTCCGGCGCATGCAAGGTCGCCATTAACTGGCGCTCGCCAATCTGGATCGACTCGTTCTTGAGCGGCCAGGCCCCAATCGTCCGCGATTCAAACACGAGCGGGCGCCGGCTGAGATGAAAGCGGTTCGGGCGGGTGAACGTGGCCGTCAGCGTCCAGCGTTCATCGTGCTTGAGGTCGGGGCGATGATGCGTGATCGTCCAGACCTGCACGTCGGCCGCCGTGAGATGCCCGTACGCAATCGACCCACCGACCCCGCGCAGGGTGATGGACTCGAACACGGTCGCCGCCGGGTTATGAGAAGCCGGCCGGGCCGGTCCACAGGCCCGCGGCGACCCATGTGCCGGTCACCTTCGGCGCGGCCAGCGTGCAATCGATGTCGGCGTCCATATAGGCGAGGCCCGACCAGCCGAAGGTCGCTTCGGTCGAGTTCGGGACGAGTTGCAGCAGCCCCGGCGTCGCGGCCGACGCCGCATCCCAGAGCGTGATATCCGTCGAGTTCCAGAACCCGCCGAGCGTGCCCTGCGTATCCATCAGGCCGGGCACATAGATGCGGTTGGTGTCGCCGTAACAACTGACGTCTTCCTTGTTCGTCTTCTGCGACAGTTTCCACGTATTCAGCGACACGATTTCCGTCGTCGGCGCCACGCCGCCCGCGGCATAGAGGACCTGCCCGTACCGCCCGCTTTTGATCGCCATGTGTTCGTCTCCTTAGATGACTGCCATTTCCACCCGATAGTTGCCGCCGCGGTGATACCAGAGGACCGCGGGATCCTTGTCGTCGCGTTCGGTGTAGCGAATGCGGGGATCGGCTTCGTCGCGATGCATGGTCGCCCACGTATAGCCCGCGACCGTCAACGGTTGATCGTGGAGAAGGCTTTGAATGCGCGCCGCCGCGGCCTTCGTATCGCCGTTCGCACTCTTGAGCATCACGGCCTTGACGGCATAGACGATCGCTTCGGCCGCCGTGCCCTGGTCGTAGCTCGGGACATCCTCGGCGTGGACCAGCGACACGAGGACAAAGCGCGTCGCCTGCTCGGGCGCGAGATCCCAATACACGCCGTTCGGACAGAGGCCGAGCAACGTGGCATCGGCGCCGAGCAGCGCCACGACGGCGTTGTCGATGTCGCTCGAATCAGGCATCACCGCTCACCACGAGGCCCGCACGCTCGAGCATCGCTTTTAACTGCTCGTACATCTGGCGGCGCTGTTGCGCCATGACGCGCGCAAACGTGTGCGGCGGGTGCGTCTTGCCCCACTCCGCGCCGGTGCCCTTCCCGCGCGCCCAGTGCCGTTCTTGCGTGCCGTGGTCCCACATCCACGCGAAGCCCGACCCGTTGCGGACGCGGACCCCGCCAAAGAACGGCCCCGCGGCGATCGGCGCCTGCGTAAGCATCTGCGTGAGTTCGCCCTCGGGATACTCGCTCTGCATGTCGGCGAGGGCGCGGTCGGCGGTGTCGGTGATGATCGGGATCGCCTCGTCGGTGAGGGCCGCGGGCATCAGCGCTAACGCCACTTTCAGTTCGTCGAGGCCGCTCCACGTGACGGTGCTCATGGGGCCAGCTCCGTACACGTCAGGACGAGCTCCACATGGCGCTCGTCGGGATCCCGCCGCACATCGACTTGCAAGATGCGCGTCGCCGTCAGCAGCAGCCGCGTTTTGGTCGTCACGTCGGCGCGGTAGGGTCCGGTCACGAGATGTGTGGACGTCGAGATGGTCGTGCCCCCGGTCAGGCGCTCGAGATCGCGGGCCGGCGCGGGCGTCACTTCCACCTTCCACGTCGCCGGGCTCGCATCGGTCCACGTCTCGGTGTACCCGCCGTCGCCATCGGGGCCCTGCGTACTGTTTTGGACGGTCACCCGATGCCAGCCGCGGCGCCCGGAAGCGATCGGACTGCGCGAGAGGAGTTGCGTGAGCGTCGGCATCACGCCACCACGGGATCGCGCAGCCGGCGCAGCAGATCGCGCACGGCTTGCGAGAGGTCGTAGCCGTCCGTGCGATCGGGTTGATCCGTCCGGGTGTCATCGCCGCGGAAGCGGAACAGGTCGGCGCACTGGAACAGGATGGCCGCCTGGACCTGCATCGGGACCGTGGCCGAGGTCCACGTCGCGGTAATGTCGCGCCAGTAGGCGGTGCTGCCGCAGTAGTCGAGCACGAGGGCCTCGGCGGCCGCGAGCTTCAGCGTCAAATCCGCGTCATCGGGATCGCCGGCCGGCGTCGTGATGTTCAGGTGATCCTTCGCCTGCTGCAACGTGACGAGTTGCGCGGCGGGTGGGCCGGGGCCGCCACCCGGCAGCGGGCGATCGAAGGCGTAGACGTCGATGGCCTGGTTGTTATTGAGGGCGGTCCCGTTGGCCTGCCAGGTCACCGCGAATTCGACGTAGGTCGTCTGATCGACCGGCGCGGCGGTGGTCGTGAACGAGACATAGACGGTGTGATCGTTCTTGTCCTGAATGTAGAGCGTGGCGCCGATCGGGATGTGCAGCAGGGCGATGACGACATCATGCCCATCGGTGGTGAGGGCCGTGGCCCAGACCTTCGACGCGGCCGTGTAGGGCGCGACCGCATCGATCCGCACCTGGTTGCTCGTCGGCGGGGCCGTCGTCGCATTCGAAAAGCTGTAGGCGAATTCGAGGACGGTCATCGCACGTCCTTCCCGTCGCGCCCCCGCTTGACCATCAGCCGCCAGTCGGTGGCGCCCTCGCCGGGTTTGGCGGTCGTGGTGGCGGCGTGGCAATGCCACGCCGAACCAGCCCACGTCACGACCGCCCCCCGCTGGTAGGTCTTGCCCTCCGTGTAAATGTCGTCGTAGTGGAGGCCGGGCAGGCCGTCCTTCCCGTCAAGACCATCTTTGCCGGGCGGGCCCGGCGGGCCGGGCTGCATCGCTTTGACTTCCACGACCGCCACCCGTTCACGGAGGCCGGCGGCGTCCTTCCGGAGCTCCCCGAGTTCGGCGAGCAGCCCCAGGAAGGCCGCGAGCTGGCCTTCTAAGGCCCCGATGCGCGCCACTAGGGGCGTGACCACCGCTTTGATCGTCGTCGCCACAGAGGCCGCCAGGGCGGTCTCGAGGGCCCGCTCAGGCGGCATCCTGGCCCTCCGCGATCTGCTGCTGCAAAAGGACGTGGAAGTGCCCGAGGTCGAAGGCCTTCATCGCGGCGGCGGCGCCCTCGTCCGGTTCGGGCGCGGCGGCGCCGGCCGGCGTCGCCGGCTGGGCGGGCGCCGGCTTGGCAAAGGGATCGTTGTCGTCGCGTTCGGCCAGCGCCCGCAACGAAAACATCTGCTGCTGCATGTACGGCGTGTCGCCGCCTTCGACGGGGCCGAGGCCGAAATACTTTTTCCGCGCTTCATCCGGCGACAGCGCGCCGGCCGAGATGCCGTCTTTGGCCGCCGCCGTCTTCGTGGCGGTGTCCATCCAGATCAGGTCATCGATGTCGAATTCGGTGCCGTACTGCGTGCCGTTGATCGTCTCGGCGATGCCGAGCCCGTCATCGAGGCAGGCCTCGAGGTTCGTCAGCAGACTTTGAATGCACTGCGAGTAGTACTGCTGCAGCAGCGGCTCGATGTTCGCGTAGGGCGGCGGCGGCCCGACGCCGATCATGTAGGGCGGGACGTGGTAGCAGGAGCAGACCGTTTCCGCGGTCCACTTCAACTGCTCGATCAACTGGGCATCGTGCGCGGTCACGGCCATCGCTTCGTACTTCAGGCCGTCGCCGAGCACCGCGACCTTGCCGTAGTTGTCGCCGCTGTAGTTGGTCGTCCAGGTGTCTTTCAGCCGCTGCGCCGTGGTGTCGCTGATCGCGCCGGGCGCCGTCAGCACCCCGCCGGGCTGGCTGTTGTTCGCAAAAAACTTCGCCGAGTTGCTCTGAATCTGGAGGCCTTGCGTCGCGGCGAGCCCACAGGCATAGATCGGCGTCACCCCGACGAGCGGATGAAAGAGCGAGACCATCGTGTCGTGAATGATTTCGCTGGCCGGCGCGGCGGGCAGGCCGAACGGCAGATCCGAGAGGTAATCGCTCCCGAGGTTGTAATACACCGACCCATCGGGCGCGACGAGCGGCATCACCCGCATCGGGTTCAGCACGTAGAGCGCCGACACGACCCCGCGGCGGTCGCGTTCTTTCAGGATGTAGGCGTTGCCGTTGATTAACTTGCTGACGATCCATTGCTCGATGAACTTGTTGATCGTCTGGTAGCGGTTCGGCTTCCGCAGGACCGGCGAGAAGGCCGGCGCCGACGTCTCGGTCCAGATGCCGTCGTCGGATTTCTCGACCAGGCGCAGACAGAGCTTGCCGATGTCGGAGGCAATGAGCGTGATGCAGGCGAACACCGCGAAGTAGGCGAGGACGTTGTCGGGCGTGATGTCGACGTTCTGCTGCCACGCCCCGGCGAACGACTCGCGGACGACCGGCCACCAGCCGCCCCCGACGCCCATCGTCGGCGGCTGCATCGGCGCCGTCTTGACGCGCGTGATCGAAATGTCGTAGCCGAACAGTTTCACGGCTTGTGTTTCTTTGGGGCGTGGTGGACCGGCGGGGCTGGTAGTGGCGGTGGCGGCGGCGACGGGGATGGGGATGGCGCCGGCCCCGGCGGGCCAGGCGTCGGATCGGGCGCCACGCCGACGCCGGCCGTCGCCTCGCGCGCCATCCCATTGCCGATGATCGTGTCGGCCACGACGGCGTCGGCGACCTCGTAGGTGTCGCCGACGTCATAGGTGCGGCCGTCGTACGTGTGCCGAACGGTCGTGATCAGGCGCATGGGTTACCCGGCGTACGTCTGGACGGTGTACTGCACGCAGCCCGTGCGCGCTTTCTTCCAGTTGATGAACCGTTCCGCCCGGAGGCCGACCAAGTTGTTTTGCCAGAGCGACGTCAAGACGGTCGTCGCGAGGGCCGGGTTATCCGGTGCGCTATCCATTTGCACCGAGGCCTCGCGGCTGATGTCGATCGTGACGCCGCCATCATCCGCGTAGAGGATGCAGGGCGGCGAGAGCAGGATCACGTTCGCCCCCGCGACCTGACTCGTGATCACGTTGATGCCGAGCGGGCCCTTGCCGCCGGTGAGGCTCAGCTCAGGGAAGAGCGGCTGGCCCAGGGGATTGAGCGCGGCCGAGAGCGCCAGGGCGTTTGCCTCGGACATGATCAGCACGGCGCTCGAGATCGGAATGTTCTGCGCCGTCAAGGCGTTCATCATCGCGATGACGTCGGTGCGCGCATTGGCCGGCGTGGTGCCCGCCGAGGTGATCGGCGTCACGCCGTTGGTGACACTGCCCGGCGACGTGCCCGCGACCGGGGCCTGGGTCGGATCGATGAACTGGGTATCGAGGAACTGCGCGATCCCCATGATCATGTCCTGCCGGATGATCGCTTCCGCCGACGGCGTCGAGTTGCGCGCCAGTTCCTCGGTGATGACGACGATGCCGGCGCACTTGGTGATGCTGATCGTGATCGTCCCGAACGTCAGCTTGGTCACCGGTTTCGGGGCCCCTTGCCCGACCCACCCATACGTGCCGCCGCCGGTCTGCGACGGGACCGACACGTTGAACGGGACGCGGATGAACCCGTCGACCTTGCCGAGGATCGTCGACGGCCGCAGGAGCTCGAGGAACTCCGTCGCCAGCGGCTGGATCGGGGCGAGCGGCCCGGCCCATGTCGCGTCTGTGCTTGTTCCTGGGGCCACCGCGGCCTTGAGCACGAGCTCAACTTCCGGCGTGGTGTCTTTCCACTGCTTCGCGAATTCGAGCGAGCGCATCGTGTCGCCGCGGCCGTAGGCGATCGCCTGGCAGTAGCGCACAAACGCGGTGCCCTTCGGCAGCAGCGACTTTACCTGAATCACGGGCGTCGTCGACGTGGAGCCGCCGCGGAGTTCCGCCGCACCGGCGGTGCTGGTCACGGGGTTGATGGGGATCGCCCGCGTGGTATTGGTGCGTTCGAGGTCGCGGAGCCGCACGAGGTGCGCGTCGACCGCTTTCACTTCCAGCGCGAGCGTGTCGTACTCCTCGGTCTGCGCGGCGTCGAGCGTCACGTTGCCGGCCGCGGCCGACGTCATGAGCTCGGTCATGCGGGCGTCTTTGGTCGTGCGGGTCTTCTCAAACTGCGTGATCTGGTCTTGAATCGTCATAGTGGGCGCGGCCTGGTCCGCGCGAACAACGGGAAGGCCCGTAACGCCGGGCAGATGGCGGCCTGACGCGGCCAGATCGTGTGACTTGACGGCGAGGATCGTCGCCTCGGCGTTCATCGGAATCGTGACGGCGCTCGTTTCGCCCCAGAACCATTTGCCGAACCGCTTGAAGTCGGTGCCCTTGACTTTGGTCGGCGGCTCGAGCGGCGACCAGCCAATCGACAGGCCGCGAATCAGCGGCGGCGTCGCCTTCAGCGACTGCCAGGCCTCGTCGAGGCGGTCCTTGAGGCGGCCGGGTTCGGTGACGGTGGAAATCTGCGCCTTGATCTGAATCCCGGCCGGCGTCACGGTCGCCGCGACGACCTCGCCGATCGGTTCTTTCTGGTTGTGATGCCAGAGCAGCGGCATCGGCAGCGTGAACTGCGCGCCCAGGGGATCCATGACATGGCCGCCGCCGTCGGGCGTGGGCGTCGAGGCGATGCCGGTGATCGTCCGCGAGGCGTCCTCGGCGGCTTTCACCTCGAGCGTCGACCAAGCACGCTGCAAGGGAGCCATCGCCTACGTCGCCGGGATGTACTCGACGAATCCGATCGCGAGCAGGGTTTCGAGCAGCGCCAGGTCCGTGACGGCGTACTCGTCGCCTTCCGCGTAGACGGCGACGTGATCGATCGTGTGATAGGTGAGGGCGCGGACCTCGACCGGCAAGACAATCGACGTCAGGCTCGGGATCATGGCCCCTGAGCATGGGGCCATTCACGGCCGCGGCGAGTTGTTGTTTACGAAAACCTCCGGACCAAGGCCTGGCGGATCAGGGTCGAGACGGAGATTTCGCGGCGCGTCGCCACGCGAATCAAGGCGTCATATTCGGGGGCCGTGAGCCTCGTCGCGGCCACCGTGCTCCGGGGTTGTTCCGCACGCGGGCGCCCCGTGCGCTTACTGGCCGGTTCCTCGCGCGGCGGATCGCTCATGACGCCGGGGCTCCGAGCATAAACATCTGGTAGCTCGGCGCCTTGACGAGGGCGTCGTGCGTCGCCAGCTTCCGCGCCATCAAGGCCGCCATCACCGGGTCGATGCGCCCGCGGCTCCGTTTCTTCACCGGGTAGATGTTGTCTTTCCCGTCGCGCTGGACGACGGCATTCGACACGCACCACTCGACCAGCGGATTGCCGCCGGCATCGACTAGGCCGTCAAGCACGTCCGCTTCAAAGTCTTTCGCCGGCTGCGACATCTGCTGCAAGGTCTGCGGGATCTCCACCACCTGGAACCCGTCGTCGTCCGCGAGCTCGTGCATCAGGTTGCCGGCGTTCCACGGGTCGATCCCGATCTGCTGGACGTCATACGCCGCGCAGGCGTCCTGCACCAGCGTGCGGATCTGCCCCTGGTCGATGCGATTGCCCGGATTGGTCTGCAGATACCCGCCCTCGATGTACCGCTGGTACGGCACGCGATCCCGATGCGCCCGCTCCTCGAGCGTGTCGGCCGGCGTCACGCAGTGGGCCAGCAGCCGCCACGACGCGCGGGTCGCCGTCGGCGGGAACACCACCACGACCGCGGTGAGATCGATCTTCGAGCTCATATCGATGCCGATCCAGCACCGCTCACCGTGCATCGCCTCGGCCGTCCACTGGCTTTGTCCGCGGCGCCAGCCCTCGAGCGACAGCCACGGCGTCGCCGCGTTGACCCACAGATTCAACCGCTTCTGTTTGAAGGCCGCCGCCGCCGCCGGCATGTGCTGCGCCTTCGCGGCCAGCGTCCGCAAGTCGTCGGGATATACCGAGACGCCGTAATTCGGGTTCGCCTTCCGCCACGTCGCGTCCGCCTGCCAGTCGTCCTCGGGATCCGCATGCGCGAGAAACGCGAAGTACGCCTCGTCCTCGAGCACCTGGTCGAGGATCTGGCAGGCATACGCATGCTCGTCCCCGCCGGGCGAGACCGGATCATCACCCGCGGTCGTGATCCGCATGTCCATCGACTGTTCCCGCGCCCCGGTCGCCGTCTCGAGCACGTCGATCATCTTGCGGTCTTTGTAGGCGTGGAATTCATCTTGGATGATCAGGTGCGGGTTCAAGCCATCGGTCGAATCCGAGTCGCTGCCCAGCGGCTCGAGCTTCGACATCGTGGTCGCATCGTGCAGGTTGCGCGCGTAGATCGTGATGCCGACGCGCAGGATCGACGTCTTCACGAGCTGCTGCGCGTCGCCCCAGACGATCTTGGCCTGGTCTTTCTTCGTCGCCGCGCAATAGCCCTCGGCGCCGCCTTCGCCATCGAAGAACGTGAGATACAACGCGACCAGCGCCGCTTCGAGCGACTTGCCGTTCTTGCGCGGCACCTCGTGATAGGCCCGTCGAAACCGGCGCAACCCCGTCGTGACGTGGACCCACCCCACCATCGACCCGAGCCGGAACACCTGGTAGGGCTGCAACACGATGCGCTGACCGGCCCACTTCCCCTTGTAGTGCCGCAACTCGCGCACGAACACCAGCAACCGCGCCACGCGGTCGAGATCCAGCCGATACGGGAAGGCCGCCGTCGCTTCCCGCTGCCGGTCGCGGCGATGCCGGTCGCAGGCGAGCCGGTGATACCGGCCGGCCGGAATCCTGCCCGCGACGACCGCGGCGGCGTAGCGATCGAGCGGATTCCAGCCGGCTTTGGCCCGCGCTCGATCGAGGGCCCGCTGAAACCGCTGCCAGCTTTTCTCGAGCGCCGCGCCATCCTCAGCGGCGGGCGGTCGCACCAGGTGCCGCGCGGCATTCAACGTGCCCGCTAGGCGCAACTCCTCGAGGGATTTACTGCGGCGCCCGCTGCGCCCTGGTTTGCCTGCCATTTCGGTTCGTCACCCGCGCGCGAAGGCGCCCGATTTTTCGCATTTTCGATTTTGAAGCTGCCAGGCGGTTTCCCGGGTCGCCGCGGCCCAACATCTCGACGCCCCCCCGGGTCTGGCGGTCTCGTGCCGCGCGCGGGTCTCGCGCGGATCTACCGGCGTCGCACGCCACGCGCGGATTCGGCCTGGGTTTTGACATCCGAGCATCGCGCACACAGCGCCTGCTCATTCGTCGCATCATCACGGCCACCTTCGGCGAGTGGGATGACGTGGTCACGAATGGTGGCCCGGATCTGGCGGCCGTGCGTGAGACACACCACACACCACGGCGAGCGCGCGAACAGGTCACCACGCAGGCGTTGCAGCGCACGGCCACGGATGCGGGCTGGCGGGGGCCGGTCCATCGGACGCCAGGCCGTGCGCGGATGCACCGTGCAGCCCAGCCGGCCACAGTGTGGAACTGGACATGGTCGAGGTGGCGCTGTCGGCATCGTGGATATCCAGAAAGTGGATACAATTGGAACGCGCCCGCATGACCAGCACCAATCTCACGTTGTATCGCCTGCTCGTGAAGTTCGGGGCGAGCGAAGCCGATGCCGAAGCCGCTGTCGCCGTCGATCTGTCGGCGCTGGCCACGAAACAGGATCTCCTGCTCGCCACGACCGATCTGCAAAAGCAGATCATCGATCTGGAGCGGCAGCTTGCGTGGAAGATTGGTGGACTCATCATCGGCGCCATGGTCAGCATGACCGGCCTGTTCGCGCTGATCGTCGCCTGGATGACTCGCGCGCATTAGCGTCACTGCCCCTGTTCCCGCGCCTGTAGCATGGCCTCGGCGATCGCGTACGCCTGCTCCGCCATCAGGCGGATCGCTTCGGGCTTCAGCAACGACACATCGCGATCGTCGAGCAGCGCCTGCAACGCGAGGCCGGCGAAGTAGTCCAGCAGTTCGACGTCATCGGACGGTCGGATCATCGGTAAGCCTCAAATCAGGAACAACGACGCGACCCAGCACGCGAGGCCGGCGGCGACGAGGTTGACGCGCGGCGACGGCACGTTGAGCGCGCCCAGGACGAAGCACACGAAGCTGAAGACCAGCAGCACGAAGCGTAACGGCACCATCATGCGCCTGCCTTTCTTCGATCCACCACATCAAGCCATGCATACGCCGCACCCTCGCGTCGTCCTGCGATCTGGCGCGTGATCAGACCCGCGCGGGCCAGTTCCATTGGGTTGGCCCATCGCCTTGGGTCAGCCCCTCGTCCATGTGCTGCCCCTTCGGCCCAAAGACAAAGAGGCGGACCGTGCCGTCCGGTGCGACGTTTTGAATGATGGCGGGCGATTGCTGCGGCGGATACTTGCCATCGGCACTCCCTGGATGGTGATAGATCACAATCCGCCCGATACTCGGTTTCTGCTCAGTCATCACGATCCGTCCTTTCATCACCATCAGCTTCGTCATTGCGCCTGCTCTCTGGTCGCCTCACGCGTGGTCCCCAGCGCCACCAAGTCCTCCAGCACCCGCAGGATCTGCGCCTCCGCGAGCGGCACCATCCGCAGGTACTGCACGAACGCCTCGACGACCGCCGGCACGCGCGACGACGGCCGGCGCCGGCCGCAGACGAACAGGCACACCGCGCCGCCGACCGGCATGAGCCCGCGGCAGTTCCCGTCAGTAGCGTTTCTTCTCGAGCGCGACGGCGATCCGCTCGAGCGCCGCGTGCACGGCCTCGGCCGTGTGATAAATCTGCGCCAGGCGCACCACCGCCAGGAAGGCCAGCGCGATCAGCCCGACCAGGCCGGCCTCGACCATCATCGCGCCGCCCGGGCGGCCGCGTGCCGCGCACACTGCGCGTCGATCGTTTCGAGCATCGCCTGCGCCTGCGACGCCGTGCGGGCGAGCACGACGCCGGCCGCGAGCGCTTCGGCTTCGTCGGCGCCGATCAGCAGGTAGAGTTGCTCCTTGCCGCTGCCGCGCAGCGCGACGTAGGCCGGGTGCATCCACGGTTCCAGCTTCATCGCGCCAGAATCCCCGCGGTCGGTTCGAGGCACACCTCACTGAACAACGGCAGCGGCGCCGCCGGCACGCGTAGCGGCACGTCGCCCGCCGTCGGTTCGACCCGCACGTCGATATGCGGCACGGCGCCCGCCGCGGCGTAGAACTTCCCGGCGACGAGCTCGACCACCTGCGCGTCATCGTGATAGACGATCCGCGTCAGCGCGTCCTCGAGCGCCCGCACCAGCTTGCTCGTGTCCGGCGCTTTCGTACACGCCTGCACGCGCTTCGGCAGCGACTTCGGCCGCGGCAAATAGAACGCGATCGTGAGGCGTACCGGGCCGGTCAGCACCTGGCGATCAGCCGCCGGCACCTCTGACAACGCCAGACTCGCGGCATCGGCGACGAGGGTCTGCCACGTCTTCAGGTTCCGGTTGCTATCCGTCACAATCGGGCGCGTCCAGCCGCGCGGCACGAAGGCGCGTTTCGACCCCATCCCGCTCGCCACGCCGTAGACGCGAAACGCCAGGATCATGCCCAGCTCAGCCACGGCCGGATATACGGATTGGATATAATTTCCAAGATGTTGCAGTTCACCGCCGTATACCAGAAAGTGCCCGAAGGGTTCATCGGGTTCGTCGAAGAACTCCCCGGCGCCAACACCCAAGGCGACACCCTCGACGACACCCGCGCGAATCTACAGGACGCCGTCGCGCTCATTCTCGAGGCGAACCGCCAGGCCGCGCAGGCCGCCGCCCTCGGCGACGTCATTCGCGAACCGTTGACCGTCGCCTCGTGAAGCGACGCGCGCTGATCCGCCATCTGCTCGCGCACGGCTGCACGTTGTGGCGAGAAGGCGCGCATCACTCGGTGTATCGCCACGACGGCCAGCGGACGTTTTCGACGGTGCCGCGCCACACTGAGATCAACACGATTCTCGCCCACAAAATCTGTCGAGACTTGAAGATTCCTGAACCAGCCGGCCGCTGAGATCCTCGGCCCGCCACACCGCGGCCTTGATCAGGAGCGGGACGACGAGCGTCTCGAGGCGGTCGGGGCGCCCGGCATAGGTCAGGTGATGCCGGCGCGGCGGCAGCTCGGGCGGGTCGGGTTGCCGCAGCAGCGCGGCGTAGGCGTCGAGGCGATCGGGCGTTACAGGCATTGCAATAACTGCCGGCCAATGAATTCGGTATAGGCCGGTGGAATCGCTTGCGACAACTCGCCCGGTGTCATCCAATCAATCCCCATCGCCGCGGCCCACGTCTCAGCCGTGCTCGGCAGCATCCCGGCCCACGCCCCATGTCGCCCGTGCGGATGTCCATACACGCCCGCGATGGGTTTCGAGTGATCACACGATGGCAGCAACGCGAAGAGATGATCACTTTCGAACAGCCGGTGGCGACGCACGCCCGACAATACAGGTCCAATAACCGCACCTCAGCCCTCCTCGCCGGGCTCGCGCGCCCCGGCCAGCCGCAGCGCCACGGTGAACCAGGTGCGACTGGGTTTGGCCCGCGTGAAGAACCGATCGCGCGCCGCATAGTACCGGGCGAGCTCGGCGCCGTGCGCCCAGTGTCCGGCGACCACGAGCTTGTGTTGCAGGGGACACCAAGCCGTGTCTTCGCGATCGTCGTCGGTGAAGTCCGGCACATACCGCAGCGGCCGATCCGTGACGCCAGCGGCCTGGCAGTCCAGACAGCCGCAGGGCTCGTCGCTGTAGCGCAGCCGTTCGGCCCGGACGAACTCGGCCGCTTCGTCGGCGCGCATCCACCGCGCGTCGGCGGGCTTCGTCGGGGTCGCTTTCGGCAGCGCCGCGCGCCAGTCGGCGATCGTCGGGAAGCGCTTCCCCGTGTCGCGACAGACCTGCCCGGCCGCCAGCACCTGGTCGATCGGGAACGGCCGCAGCGCGTCGTAATATTCAGACAGTTTCGCCTTGAAATCAGACGGCTTCCCGCGCCATTGAAAGACGCCTGAGAGGCGCTGAAAAGCGCTCTCGAAGGCGGCGTGGTCGGGCTCATTCATCGGCGGTGATTTCTGCCTGAACTTGGCGTCGGATGTCGCGATCTTTGTGACTAACAATTCATGTACTAAGTGACGTCCGTTCAGCCGGTTAGCCCCTAAAGGGGCACCGGCTTCTCTAATTAACTGGTTCTAGTCTAAATTCTTAGATGGCATCGTTTTGCCATGGTGTTTGCCATAGTGTTTGCTATCGGTTTGCCATAGTGTTTGCCATGGTGTTTGCCATGGTGTTTGCTATGGTTGCTATTAGCAATTGCCAATAGCACTTGCTATGCGCGCGCCGTTACGACTTTCGCCCCCCCCATCGCACCGCGGCGCCGCGCCGGCCGGCCGCGGTTCTCACATCCGTGAGCTCGGTCGCCCGCGCCAGCACTTGGTCGAGCGTGTCATTGCGCCACCCGTCCGGCCCGAGTCGAAACCGCGCCATCACGACCGGCCCCACCCGTTTCCAGATCCGCGGATCGCCGCACGCCTTCGCGAGCAGGGTCTGATCATTCGGCAAGGCGCCGCCGCGCAGGCACGCCTCGTCGAGGAGATTGCGATACGCCCCTTGCTGTTCCACCGTCATCGCCGTATACGCCGTGCTCTTGCGCCAGCGATCGATCCACCACATCAACCCATTCATGCGCCGACGTCCTCGTGTGTCACCGGGATCACTTCGACCGCTTCGCGCCGCGCCACGATGCCGGCGAGGATCGCGATCAGGATCTGCGCCTCATCGAGCGGCGCCGTTTGCATGAACTGCGCGACCGCTTCAACCGCGGCATCCTGAGGCGTCTTGCGCGCCATCACTAGGCGCTTTCCTTCGCCGGCACGGGCCGCGGCTTCACGAGTTTCTTGCTGCGTTCCTGACTCTGCACCACTTTCAGTTTCACGATCGCGAGTTGGCGCGCGTCAATTTCCGCTTGCAATTCGGCGATGATTTTATCGGTCGTCGTCTGTCGCATACCAGCGCTCCTTTTTAGGGCTCAGGCGCTTTGTCCACGGGCGGCGTCCAGGCAATGTCGGTCGCCGCGATCGGCGCCGTGATCGCCTGCAGGCGCGCATCGTACGCGGCCCGCAGGGTCGCGAGCTCGTCGGCCGGCATCGGGCCCGAGACGGCCTTCAGGGCGCGTCCCACGGCCGCCAGGGCAGTTTTCGTCGTGGCCGCCGTCATCCGGCCGACCCAGTCGATCGCGGGCGCGGGCGCAGCGCTGGCGCCCCCAGCCCAGGCCGCGAGCCGCCCGCCGCTCTCTTCGGTGATCGGCACGTCGAGCGGGAACAGCGCCTTGTGTTGCTCCTGGAGTTTGATGGGCAGCGGCACGCCGGGCCGATCCGCCATCAGCAGGAAGGAGGCCGTGAGCTCGTACGGCAGATTCTTTTCGGTGATCGGGATCCAGCCGTGCAGCCCGGTGAGCGATTTCTTTTCGACGATCTCCATCTTGCCGTCGGCGTTGCGGACCATCTCGATCTTGGCCTCGGCCCGGAAGCAGAGGATCAGGTGCGCGCGGATCTGAAGCAGGCGCTGCACTAGCTGCTTGTGCGCCATCTTCGGTTTGATCCACGCGGCCATCTTGACGGCTTCGCGTTTCTTCCAGTCGGTGCCGGCCATCCGATCGAGCTCGTCTTCCTGCCAGTCGAGGATGCCGCCTTCCCCGGCCCACTCGTGCGACATCGAGTCGACGATGATCACCGGATAGTGCGCGGCATCGGCCGCGGCGATCGCGTCGGCGTAGGCGTCGGGGCGAAACGGAGGTTTCAGATCGCCGTGGTCGAAGCGGAACTGATCGGCATAGTGCTGCGCGCGGCCGGCTTCGGTGTCGATCACCGCGAAGGCCTGGTCACCCGCGATCCCTTTCGCGAGCCGGAAGGCGCTGTACGTCTTGCCGGATCCGGAGCTCCCCGACAGCCCGATCAGGAGGCCGACGTTCTCGCGCACGGCAGGCCGGAAGCTGAAAGCCATAAAATGCACCTGGGCCCTGGAATCAACTTCGGAAATTCCGAAGTTGACCCAGGGGCTCAGTCGTCAGTCGGAAATGATCTGTGCGGCCTTCCGCATATCACACCGAATGTCTTTCAGTTGCTTGTTTTCGCGGAAGGCATTCCACGCATAAATGCAGCCGCGGTAATACTCGCCGGGCTTGATGCTGCTGCGTTCTTCCTTGACTGTTTTCAACCATTCATCCAAGACGGTCGACGGCGCGCTGTCCTCGAATTGCTCCCCGCCCCGGGCGACCTGGTCCCAGAAGCGCCGGGCTTCCTCTTCATTTTTTTCAAAGGTGCCATACATCGCCGCCACGACCGGCACGCGACGCAGTTCCGGCGTCTTGATGCTGAAGATTTCATTCAGCCAGAGTAGGAATTGATGGAGCGCCGATTCATGGAAGAGGTGATATTGCTCGTCGCCGATCTTCACCTGGACGCCATCGATCAAGCGCCGATACCACGTCACCGCTTCGATGCCCAGTTTCCCGACCGGCTTAGCGAGCCGGCCGCGAAGCTCGTCCTCTAGGTTCTGATAGGCCCCCGCAACATCCGCTGCGGATCGCCCAGACTTCCGGTCGTCCAGTTGCCGGAAGAGGAGGGCGAGGCCATCCGCATCATCCACGCGGTACGAATCGACGTGAACAAAGATGCCCTCCGGAAACCCGCCATTCAGTTCACAGAGCATCGTGGAACTGTGCTGCCCGTTGACGCGCATCCACAAATCCTCAAGTTGCGCCTTCGCCCAATGGAACGTGACGAGTTGCCCTTTTTCCGCCTTGCGCCGGAGATGTTGTAGACGATTGCCGTTGAGATCCCGCTCAGTCGGTGAACCAGGGAGATCCCGAAATTCGCGGGCGAGTTCGGGCGTTAAGGGCAACACTTCTGCCTGGACGAGTTGATAGCCGGTCTGACTAGTCATGGTGATTCGTCACTTTCTGCGCCTGGTGGCGGCGCGGTGGCGTGGGTCAGGCGTTCGAGTGTGGCTTCAAGACGGGCGGCCAAGGTCGAGATGGTGCCAGGGGACCATCGGGCGACGTGTTTACGGCCTTCGGCTTTGAATGCCTGAACGATCGGACCCACTTCATGCATGAGAATCTCGACGTCGATCTGTCGTCCGCGTCCTCGGACGATGCGATAACTCCAGGACGTGCCTCCTTTCCGTCGCTCGCAGAAGGTCTGATGGGTATGCCGTGTCCGCATTTGTTCGAGCACCGCAATCACGTCGGTTTCCGGAAAGCCCGTCCCGGTCACGATCGTCGCGAGGCGGTGATAGGCGCCGTCGGCATAGGCGGCGAGGATGGCTTTCGCGATCGGCGCATTGCGCGTCGGCGATCGATCCTTTGAGAGCGTGAGTTCCTCCTCGATCAAGCGGGCGACGGCGTCGAACCGCTGTCGTTCGTTCTCGCCGGTCGTGCGATTCCAATAGCCACGAAAGCGTCCCTCGGCGAAGGTTTTAGGAATTGGAACAGTTGTTCCATGCGCTAGAAAGCGGCCGAAGCGTATTCGATACTCGATCCATTTCCGCGTCTTCCCTTCCTCGGCAGCGAGTTCCTCCTGCGTCCACCCCGACTGCTGATAGAGCATGGCTAACGATTGCTCGTAGGCCCCGAGCCGCTCTTTCGCGGTGTCGCCGTAGGTGTCACGGATCCGCGCCCGTTCGAGACGGTACGCGGCTGGCGTCATCCGATTCGCGCGGGCCAGATCAATGACAGCCATCACGCCTCATCGCGACTCCCGCTCCAACCACCAGGCCTCGTGCGCCATCGGCAGCGACGCGTAACACGTGCGCCGCGGATAGCCGATCCACTCGCCGCGCGCGCGCGACTCGCGCCACACCTCGAGGGCGTAGAGGCACTTTTTCTCAGCCAGCAGCAAGGCGTCCGGACCGAGCCCGATCACCGAGAGCACATACGGCGGATACATCTCCTGCACGGCGAACCGGAAGATCGCGTCATCGAGGCCAGCGATCGCGCGCAGGCCGCGGAGATACCACGCCGCTTGAATATCGTGCCCGGCGCTGAACATTGTGCGCGTCCAGGTCTCCGGGTTCGCGGTCGCGCTCGTCGTCTTGTAGTCGTCGATCGCGCCGTCGCGCAGCCAGTCGAGCCGGGCGCGGCACCAGACATCGGTGGCCGGATCGTCGTCGAGCCGCTCGACCCAGATCAGGGTTTGTTCCGGTTCGCCGTGCGTGAACATCGCGGCGCCATCGACGTGGTGATCGAGCTGCAGCCGGGCCGCGGCGATCATGTTCTCGACGTCGCGCCAGCGCGCGGCCAGGAGCGGCGTCTTGCCAGCCAGACGGGCCGCGTCGCGCGCCTCCTTGGCCGCGTTGGTCCGGTAGTCCTTCGCGTCGATGATGACGACGTTGCGGACCCCCTCGAGGAGGATCGCGTGCGCGGCCGTGCCCACGTCGAGGGCCTCGGCCTCCTCCTCAACGGCGTCGGCCGTGAGGCGCGGATGGGCGTACGCGGCGTGCGCCGGCGAGGCGAGGCAGAGCTTTTTGGCGATCGAGCTCGAGAGCGAGGGCTCGGGACAGGGATCGCGGTGGTACTGCGCCGCGGGGATCTCGTAGACCCCGGGCTTGGTGATCGGGGCGGTGATCGTGTCGATCATGCGCCACCGTCCACTGCCGTCGGCGTTTCGGTGTCGTCCTCGTCGGGCTCGGCGGCCTCGTCGATCCGCACGCCGCCTTCATCGTCCGTGGTGAGGGAGAACTGGCCACAGTTGCAGGTGTCGCCGTCCTGCCATTCTTGCGGCCACTCATGCGAGGTCGCGATGCAATCGCGCGCGCTCATGGCGTGGTCCTTTCATCGAGGTGGCGCAGCTCGGGAATGTCGATCGCCTGGTTGGGATAGTCGAGCTCTGCGAGGATGTGAAAGAGCGTGATCCGCGCGTCCGCGGGGTCGCCGCGCAACTGCCCCTCGCCGACGAGCCCGGCGACGAGGGCGATACTCTTCTCGCGCAGCTCCAGGCCGCGGACCGTGGCCTGGCGGTGGTCGGCGCGTTCCTCGGCGGCGATGGCGTCCATCGTCGGATCGCCGTATTCGTACTGCGAGCGGGTTTCAGGCGGCATCGTCACACCCTCCTCGAATGGCGGGCCGGGCCGCGGCGGGCGACGCCGGGCGGCAGGTCGTCGAGCGCCTCGCCCGCCTGCCACACGGGCGAGGGCGGCGGCGGATCCGGCAGGGGCGGCGGCGGATCGGGCCGCAGCAGCACCACGGCGCCGACGACGAGGCCGGCGGCCAGGATGAGCACGCCCACGATCCCGAGCAGCAGGAGCGGCGTCATCACGCGGCCTCACCGAAACCGGCGCGCGGCCGCGAACGCCGTCGGCCGGCCCCACTCGCCCGCGAGATACCGATCGACGAGATCGGCCCGGTAGCGCACGCGCTTGCCAAGGCGGGGTTTGAGCTCCTCGAGAAAGGGGAGTTTCCCCGCGCGCCGCAGTGTCGTGAACGTGCTTTTCGGCATCTGCAGCTTCTCGAGGATGTCGGGCAGGGTATAGCAGCGCGCCGCGCCACTCATGCCCGCACCTCCGCCGGCCGGCGCCGCAGGTCGGTCGGCTGATCCGCCCGCTTCGGATCCTGGCCGAAGCGGAGGAACTGGACCGGGACATCGAGCGCGGCGGCCAGGGCTTGCGCCGTCCGGAAACTCGGCCGCTGATAGAGGCCGCGCTCGAGCCGCGAGATCGAATTCTGGGCGAGGTCGCTCCGGTGGGCGAGTTGCGCTTGTGTCAGGCCGCGGCGTTGCCGCAGGGTCCGGAGGTAGTAGTAATGGGCCACGCGCCACACCGTAAATGCCGCATCGCATATCTGTCAAGCACGCGCATATTTCTTAAGGATTTGAAATATTCCGTGCATGAGGCGGTTATATATCCGTAATCGGATATAGTATCGGTATGGACTGGACCGATATCCGCACCTACTACGCTGAACTGTTTGCCGCAGCGCGCGCAGCCGGCGTGACGCAGAAAGAGATTGCGGATCGGGGCGGCCTCTCGGGGCAAAACCTGATTTCGCGGATGCTCGCCAACGACAAGGACGGGCCGACCGTGGAGACGCTGATCAAGGCGATCGAGGGCCTCGGGATCTCCGTCGCGGAGTTTTTCGCGGAACTGGAAAGGCGCGTACCGCCCGTCGTTGTCGCGTCGTCGCCGACACGCCCCACCGCCGGCCCGTCGACGCCAAGCAGGGAGCCTGTTCATTATGGCGTCGCTGATCCCTTTTCACCACAAGAGCTCACGAGCCTCTTCGCCCAGTTCATCCGCGAGCTGCAAGGCCTGGCGCCGCATGTCGCGCGTCGTGGAACGGTTTCTGTGCCGGCACCCGGAGATTGCCCGCCCGCTCATCGCCAGCCTCGCAAGATTTCTTAACCAGGCGATCCGCTACGAACGCGGACGCCATCTCACCCCGCAGGAGCGCAGCAGACATGGCAAGTCGAGGACGACAACGGGAACTGGTCGGGATTAAGCGCCGCGGGCCCTCGTGGTTCGTGACCGTGCGCGTCAACGGACACCTCTACACGGACACCTTTCCGCTTGAGACGCCGTTTGAAACGATGCAGGCCTGGCGCGTCGCGCAGATCCATCGCTACGGCGCCACGCACGTCCCGAACGCGACGGGATCCTTCGCGGCGGATATCGAGGCCTATCTCGTGCGCGTCGCCGCCATGCCCAGCATCGGACAACGGGCCGCGCACCTCGAGGTCTGGGCGCAGGAGCTCGGGCGCGATCGCCCGCGGTCCAGCATCACGACCGCCGAGATCGACGCGGTCATTCAACGCTGGCAATTGGACGGGGTCATCCCGCCGGGCGCGCGGGGCCCGCGCCCGAGCCGGCGCGCGGCCCTGGCGCCGGGGACGGTCCGACGGCGGAAGACAAGCCTGCAATCGTTCTTCAATTTGATGAATGGGAAAGGCGGCGCGAATCCGGCGCGCAGCGCGACGGTCCCGCCGGAACCGAAACCGGAGCCCCGCGACATCGATCGCCTCGTCATCGATCGCATCATTGCCGCGATGCCAGAATGGCAAGACACGAAACCCGGCGCGATCCGCCGTCTGAATCTCGGGCGCCTGCGCGTCGCCGTGATGGCGGCCACCGGCATTCCGCCGGGCCTGCTGCAACAGATCCGTCCGACAGATTTAATCCTGTCCACGCCGGCGTCGGTCCGCGTGCCGCGGCGGAAGAAAGGCGGCGGCATCGCCGCTCGGCTCATCCCGTTAACTGAGAAGGGCCGTGTGGCGTTGCAAGCGTTCCATGCCGCGAATGCCTATGGCGTGTTCGCGATCGCCGCGTTGAATCGGTCGTTCAAACGTGCCGCGCGCCGGGCCGGTCTGGATGCCAAGCGGGTGCGCCTCTATGACCTGCGCCATTCGTTCTTGACGGATCTCTATCGCGCCACGCACGACCTCGCGACGGTCGGGCGCCTCGGCCTGCATGCGCCCGGATCGACGATCACCGCCCGCTACGCGCAAGGCGCCAACGACGACGTCGATGCCGCCGCCGTCGCGAAACTGGATGCCGCGCGGCCCGATCCGCCGGCGAATAAGTTAGCGGCGCCAGTTAGCAAAACCCGTAAGTCGCGACGTATCATCAAGTTAGTTGAGCGTGCGTAGGGCTTCCCAAGCCTTGGACACGGGTTCGATTCCCGTAGCCCGCTCCCCCTCAAAATCCCCAAAACATTAGCAAAAATGCTCGAAAAACGTCTGATTCACCTGAATCGGCCGTTGGCTGGAAGAGGTCGGTTTCGGCTAATTGTAGCCCGTTGAAAGGGGCAAAGTTAGCGTCCAAGTTAGCAAAGGGGAGCCCCGTTAGCGCCGCACCCGCGGCGGCCGTGCGCCCCGGCGGCGCCGATCGATCACTCCCGGCTCCTTGCCGACCACCAACTCGACCAACTGGACCGCATGGCGCGCGATCGCGCGTTCCCGCGGCGTGATGGCATCGATCGCAAGGGGCTGCTCGAGCGGAACCGGCGGGGCCTCGGCCGCGGACGGTTCCTCGAGCGCCCGGAAAAACGTCGACGGCCGGACGTCCAGCCCGTGCAGAAGTTTGAGCACCCGCATCAAGGCCGGCCCGCGGCGGCCGCTTTGGCGGAGGAGTTGCGAGATGGCCGGTTGGCCCGGCAGGTCGCTTTTTTTGGCGATGGCCTGTTGGGTGATGCCCTGCCGAAATTGCGCCTCGAGCAACACCTCCAGGCGCGCTCGAATCTGCGGCCACTCCAGCGGCGACATGTCGGACCCGAATATATCAACGGGGATTTACGCCGATGGTAGATGCGGGTAGGGTAGGGCGGCCACGCGTGTTTGTCGAATGTTTTCGGCCAGCCCCGAAAGCCTGTTAGCATATGCCATCTGGAATACACGCTGGACCCAGCCCTCATGACCGTCGCCATCTGCCACCGGTGCAAAAAACGCTTTCATTTGTTGGCGGGCGATGAGGTGCACCTCTGCCTGAAGTGCTGGGGCACGAAGGACGCGCCCCCGAAAAAGAGTCGGGGAGCGCCTGCTCAGGGGCGTGATACCTGAGACCCGGATCTGTTCGCCGCGCCTGCTCAGCGGCGTCGTAGCTGAGACCTGCATGTGAAGCGCGATCTGATCCGCCGACGCCAGCGGCGCGAACACCGCGAGCGGCGTGATAGCTGAGACAAAGGATCTGTTCCAGTTGAACTGAAAATGGATGCGTACGTGATCTGGTCGTTCGAGCACGGCGGTTGGTGGCGTCCCGGCCGCATGGGTTATACCGCCTATCTGCACCTAGCCGGGCGCTA